AAAATAGCACTTAGAATTAAAGAAACAGTCAAGACAGACTTTGAACCACAGCAGAAAAAATTCAATACAACAAAGATAAAAGGTTATTTTTCAGCAACAGGTGAATTCAACAATAAACAGGAGTAGGAGGTAAAATGTTTGTGGAATTTAAAGCTTCTGTATGGAAAGCAGAAAAAAATATTTTTGGTGAACCTGAATTAGCTTATTCTGATGATGAATCTATTATAGTAGTGAACACAAAATATATTTATTCAATTGAAAAAGACACAGAAACAACTAGTACTATAAGAACACCTGTTGGTACTTATAGAATAAATCAGTCTTATAAAAAAGTTCTTGAATTAATGAAAGAATAATGAAGGAGACCTGAATGCCTGGAAAAAAACAACAATTCGGTCATGACTGTCCTGGATTAAAAAGTTTATTCATCAGGGCAAAATGGGACAAAAAAGCCTATTGCCCCTTAAATCTTTCTGTTGCAGAAAGGGGTGAACAGTGTGCCTGGGAGTACAAGAATGTAAAATATCAGTCTATCTTGTGTGAAGTGTGTCCAGCATTTATTAAGAAATATGGTAATAATCATCATGATACTATTCAGAAAAAAGAAAGTCTTAGAAAATTCAAGAATAAAGAATCAAAACCTTTAAGTTCTGATGATAGTAGATTGAGAGCAAATAGAAATGCAAGAAAAAAAGCTGAAACAGTCTGAAAATAAAATGAGATTTATTATGGGTGTGCCAAAACGTTATGAAATAACAGAAACTAAAATTGTCATTAAAAATAATAACTCGAGCACATTTGATAGAAACGAATTAATGAAACTTTTAAGAACAGATAATGACGGTACCAAACACTACGAGGTCAAAGAGGACAACCCCTATGTTACCTATAAATAACCAATAACAGCCGGACTCGTCCTTAAACGTGATATGTTAGAAAGGAAATCTAGATGAATTTACCAAAGGATTTTTATATAGGTGATAAAACAATAGAACTTAGGATGCCATGGATTGTACCCGAGTCAATAGACGATATTTTAAGTTATATCAAGCCAGAACACAAAATTTTAGAATTTGGTTCAGGTGGTTCAACACTATTTTTTGCAGACAGGTGTTCATATGTTTTGTCATTTGAAACATTAAGACCGTGGTATGAAAAAATGAAAGAAATAGTACCTGTACATGTTGATCTTAAATTTGTTTCTAATATTAATGAAATAAAGGCTGATGCAATATTTGATCTTGCATTGGTTGACATATGTAACATTTCAAGACCTGATCTTATGAAATTTGCAATGACAAAATTTAGAAACAATAGATCACTTAAATTATTAGTAATTGATAATTATGATGCAGACTACTGTAAAGGTATTGATTCTTCATTGTTACATAAAGATTTTGATGATTGCCATTGGGCAGGTAAAGGTACAAGAGTCTATTACTTATGAACTTATTCATTACGTCATTTTTCCGCAGACATTTCACAGAACGACTTGTAAAAGAATTGTATGAACGTACTACATACCCTTTCAACATTCATATTTATGATAATGGTAGTGACAAAGAAACAAGGGATTACTTGATTTCTTTACTTGACAAAAAGTTGATTACGTCATTAGTTCTTGATTCTCGCAATACAGGGTGCCTCTACCCAAAACTGATATTTAATTCAATGACAGAATCTATTGATCCTTATTATGTTGTCACTGATAATGATTGTTTTCCACCACTTTTACAACCATGTTGGTTGACACAAATGGTTAAGATCATGGATGACAATAAAGATATCGACATGTTGTCTCCTCAGTTTCCACCTGTTGTTTGTATGGGACCAACTGTTGAAGGTATTCGAGAAGACTTTGTATACTGTAAAGCAATAGGTAATGCTTTAAAGATTGTTAGAAGAAGTAGTTTTCCTGTTTATGAACAGATGTTGGCAACTTATGGTGATGATGAATTTATATCAAGTTTTTTAAAAGTAGCATTTTGTCGCAAAATCTTCTGTTTCCATGCAGGGCAATCAAAAAATTGGGGATACAAAGAAGAAGAAATCTCCCTTGATCCCCGTAAGTCTACTTATACAAATCCTTTTATACTTGAGGTTGATCCGATTTCTTATCGACCGAAGGATTTGACGGTAACACTTTGACTTTCTTCGGCAAATGTTTTACCCAGTTATTTAGACCGTGAAAAAGTCCTGTGACAGCAGAAGTTCCCAAGATGATCATTGTTGCTTGTTGTTCTTCTGGTATGCCCACACCTAATTTCTTTGTGAGCCATAAAGAAGTTGCAACAACACCATAAGACACAAGAACTTCAATTACGTTTATCGCACCTTTTTTTACTGAAATGATTTTTGACATCTTATCCCTCCTGTTAAGTTACCAATCAAAACCCATACTTGTGAAAAGATCATCTAACCATGCACAACAAGCACCTATTGAATATAGATTTCTTTTATCAGGTAATTGTCTAGCCCTTATATCTGTTGTTTGACCTGTTGCTAAAGATGCTGTACCAGTTTGCCATAAAGGTCCGTTTGGTTTTATTTCTAAAAATCTGTTTGAAGTGTTAACTAGATCTGAAAAACAATTTACTGCAGATAATGATCTTAGGCCTGCTTCTGAACCAGAAGTATCTGATGATGCACATTTACTAAATGTCCCACTTTGAGAACCATAACAAACACCTGAAGCAGGAAATGAAGCACAATTCCTTAAAGCTACACAGTTTGCTGCAATAGCAGATGCACCATCATAAGTTGTAAGATTCCAGATACTTGCCCTATTAGTACCAGCAAGAACATTATATGCAGAAGTTACAGGTTTTATGACAATAATATTATAAATACTTAATGTTACTCCATTAGCATTTGAAGACAAAGCATTTAATGCATAACCTGCACAATCAATTATTAAATCATGAACTTTTGCTGTACCTGAACCTTGGTAAAAATAAATAAGATCACCTATAGCAGAAGAACAATGAATTCTTAAATTTTTTATTTCTAAATTTATTGATGCAGTTGGGTTCATCACTATAAAATAAGACGAAGTACTACCAGCACTAACTACAGATTTCCAACCTTTAGTTATGTCACCATTATGTGTTACTTCACTTGTTAAAGTTAAAGATTTACCCCCTGGATTAAAAGTCCACCAGTTACCAGCAGAACCCTCGGATGTGTCTGAAATTTGTATAAAAGTTTTATTTTCTGTTAATGTAGTATTACGTATTGCAGTCTTAACTGCATTCCAATTTTCATAAGTACCATAATTACCAACATAATAAGTTCCTACAGGGGTAATATCTGTCAATGTTACTGTTGTTGCAGTATAATTTATAGTCAAATCCCTATATTTTCTAAAAGATGTACCTTCAGAATAATTAGAAAACGTACCAGAAACTGTACCTGCTGAAATTATTGTATAGACAGTTGCAAGTGTTGAATTTGAACAAGTTGAAACAACTAAACTACCACCAATAGTAACAGTTCCTGTTGTTGATATTAGACTAATAACTCCTGTTTTATCTAAATAAACTGTATAAGTTGAACCTGTTGAAATGTCTTTATTTACAGTTAAACCACCTGCATTGACAATAGTTGTCCCTGAATAAGTAATTCCTGCACCTGATAAAATCTGATTACCTACGCCATTTTTTACTACATTGATTGTACCTGCAGTATTTTGTAAAGTACCATTGAAAGTTTGAGCACCACCATTAGTTATTGTTATGTTTGAAGTTCCTGCAACTGTTTTATCAATAGTTCCAGAACCACTAATTTCAGAACAGTTTATGTCAGAATCATATAAGTCTAAAGTACCTGAAACTAATAATTTAGGAGGATTTGTCCCCCAAGTAAAACCAGTATTTGTTAGTTGTGCACCTGCTTGAATATCAATAGTTGATGTCGTTGTTATAGAAACATTATTACTTGAACTTGCACTAAATGTACCGCCTGTTATTCTTAATGTTCCTGAAGAACCTGTAAATATAGTTGTACCTAGTGCAGGTGTTGTATTTCCATCAAGAATTAAAGTACTATTAATAGACCAAGTTCTTGGTACAGTATTAAAAGCACCTAAACTACATTTCAAAATTCCATTATTCAGAGTTACTCCTCCTGCAAATGTATTATTTCCTGATAAAATTGTAGTATTACTTCCCTGTACTGTTATACCATAAGTAGTTCTTAAACTACTAATTATACCACTTATAGTTATGTCTGCTGTTGATGTAACAATAGTTCTTGAAGCAGTCAACAATAAATCATGTTCAATTGTTTGAAGATTTGATGAACTATTTGTAATAGTTCCATTTACTGCAATTCTATTACCTGTATTCGTAAAAGCAGAAGCACCTGCATTAAATGTTATGGTAAATTTTGTGTCTTCAGGTAAATCATTAACAGTAGTAGTTCTTGTACTACCTGCAAATTGTAAGACATCACCACCAACTGGTGTTCTTAATAATGACCAATTATCTGGGTCACTCCAGTTAGATGTTGTAGGACTTAAACCTGTCCAAATTGTTGTTGCCATAGTTATTCCTAATATTTAAAATTAAGAACTGATGAACACATTAAATTAGTACCATCAAAATAAAAACCAAGAATATCTGTACAACCAGTTTGACCAGAAAATACAGGTGCAACTGCAAGTGGATATTGACAACCAGTTGGTGTCAAAGGTACTGAATTTGCTAAATATTGAATTATTACAGAAGTGTTTGCTCCTGTTGCATTATTAGCAAAAATCATTTTGCAACCAGTTGAACCTAAATTTGCTATAGCTCTTTGTTTTCTACCATTTGCCCAATCAACAGTAAAAGACGTACCAGTTGACATAGTACCTGCATCATATTGACTTGTTGGTATAACACCTGTTTGACCTTGCAAGCCAGTTGCACCACCTGGATCGCCAGTTATACCTTGGACACCTGTTAAACCTTGAACGCCAGTAGGTGAAGTACCTGTCAGACCTTGAACACCAGTAGTTGCTTGTGCACCAGTGAGACCAGTAGCACCCTGCAACCCCTGTATTCCTTGCGTTCCTGTAATTCCAACTGTACCAGTAATTCCAACTGTTCCAGTAATTCCAACTGTTCCAGTAATACCGATTGTTCCAGTATTACCGACTGAACCTGTATTCCCTTGTACTCCTTGTGCACCAGTGATACCTTGTAGACCAGTAGCACCCTGCAACCCCTGTATTCCTTGCGTTCCTGTAATTCCAACAGCACCTGCAACTCCATTTTCACCTGTTATTCCTTGTAAACCGTTTTCACCAGTAATTCCGTCTGCACCTGCAATTCCATTTTCTCCAGTAATCCCTTGTTCTCCAGTTATTCCTTGTAAACCGTTTTCACCAGTAATTCCGTCTGCACCGGTTATACCTTGAACTCCATCAAGACCTGTAATACCGTCAATTCCAGTTATTCCCTGTACTCCATCTGCCCCTGTAACACCATCAACACCATTTATTCCAGTTGTACCATCAATACCTTGTGATCCAGTTATGCCCTGCACTCCATCAGATCCAGTAATTCCTCGTAATCCAGTTTCTCCTTGTACTCCGTCTGTCCCTGTAAGTCCTTGCACTCCATCTGATCCAGTAATGCCTTGAACCCCGTCAAGTCCTGTAATACCCCAAGTTCCTGTAATTCCTTGTATCCCATTTTCTCCCGTAATTCCATAAGTTCCTGTCTCACCTTGAACTCCTTGTTGACCTGTTATGCCAATGACACCAGTGACACCTTGAATTCCGTCTTCACCGGTGACACCTTGAATTCCGTCTTCACCAGTTATTCCCTGAACTCCATCAGTTCCTGTAATACCAATAATACCAGTAATGCCTTGTTCTCCGGTAATACCCTGAACTCCGTCAAGTCCGGTAATTCCGTCTATTCCAGTAATACCTTGTACACCATTTTCGCCTGTAATTCCAATGACACCAGTAATGCCTTGTACTCCATCTTCTCCGGTTATACCTTGAACTCCGTCAAGTCCAGTAATACCGTCTATTCCTGTCAATCCTTGTAACCCAGTTTCTCCCTGTTCTCCTTGAATTCCAGTAAGTCCTTGTACACCGTCGAGTCCTGTAATCCCTTGTACACCATCCAATCCAGTAAGTCCTCGACTGCCGTCATCCCCTGTGATTCCTTGAATTCCTTGTTCTCCTGTGATTCCAATTGTTCCTGTATCACCTTGAACTCCTTGTGTTCCAGTAATACCTTGTAAACCTTGTTCTCCTGTAATGCCCTGTATTCCTTCAGAACCTGTGATACCTTCAGTTCCAGTAATTCCCTGATTGCCTTGTTCACCGGTAATTCCTTGAATTCCATCTGAACCAGTAATGCCCTGAATGCCATCAATTCCTGTGATACCTTGATCTCCTGTAATGCCCTGTATTCCTTGTTCTCCTGTGATTCCAATTGTTCCTGTATCACCTTGAACTCCTTGGTCACCTGTTATTCCCATCAAACCAGTAATGCCCTGTACTCCGTCAAGACCTGTAATCCCGTCTATTCCAGTAATCCCTTGTAGTCCTGTTTCTCCCTGTATTCCGTCAACACCTGTAATTCCCTGTACACCATCTAAACCTGTAATGCCGTCTATTCCTGTTATACCTTGAACTCCGTCAAGACCTGTAATCCCGTCTATTCCAGTAATCCCTTGTAGTCCTGTTTCTCCTTGGACACCATTTTCGCCAGTAATGCCCTGAACTCCATCAGTTCCTGTAATACCCTGAACTCCATCAGTTCCTGTAATACCCTGAACGCCATCAAGACCAGTAATTCCATCAATTCCTGTGATCCCTTGAATACCCTGGTCACCTGTTATGCCAACAACGCCTGTATCACCTTGTATTCCTTGGTCTCCAGTTATCCCTACGGGTCCCTCTAAGCCGGTGATACCTTGAACCCCTGTATTACCTATGGTGCCTGTATTTCCTTGAACTCCAGCCAACCCTGTGATACCCTGGATACCTTGCTGTCCTGTTATACCAATAATACCTGTATTTCCTTGAATTCCTTGTTGTCCTGTAATGCCTTGAACACCTTGTTGTCCTGTTATACCAATAGTTCCCGTAATGCCGACAACACCAGTATTTCCGACTGAACCTGTATTGCCAATTGAACCAGTATTACCAACAGAACCAGTATTCCCTTGAATTCCTTGCTGACCCGTAATGCCGACAACACCAGTATTTCCAACTAAACCAGTCAAACCTTGAACACCTGTATTTCCTACTGAACCTGTATTCCCTTGTGTTCCTTGAGCACCAGTAGGAGCAATTGCACCTGTATTTCCAATTGAACCTGTAATTCCTTGAATCCCCTGAACTCCAGTGATTCCCTGAATGCCTTGAGAACCTGTTATACCAATAGTTCCAGTTGCAGCAATACCTTGCTCACCTGTTATTCCTTGAAAACCAATACCAGTTACACCTTGAGCACCTTGCAGACCAGTAATGCCCATTACACCAGTCTCACCTTGATACCCATGGATACTGGTTATGATCCATTTGTTATCTTGTGATTTGAATGTGTAAACAGTACCGAGACTGTTTGTGAATGTTTCATTGTTGACTGGTGAAGTTGGAAAAGGCATTTAGAACTCCTGATTTAATATTTGTAAAAGAATAAACTTTTAGGCACTGGATTATACCAAACTCTTAATAAAGTCTGTGCAACATAATAAGTATTTCCAGCATAATACTTACTTGCATCAATATAACAACCTGCCCAAATTGTGTTTACATCGGTCCATTTAAAAACTTCTCCAGGATGATAACTTTCAAAACCCAAATCAACTCTTTCAAATCTTGCTATAGATGCCCACCATACATTTTTTTTAAAAGTAACTGATTTGTTTGCACCGTATGAAGTAGGAGATCCTGTATAATTTAAAATAAAATTTCCTGTGCAATCACTTGATGAAGAATATGAATTAGTATATTTTGTAAATAATTGGACATCTATTTGAGTAATCCATGATTGCAAAATAAAAGTATCTGTTTCGCTATTAAATTTCACTGAAAGTGTACAATTAAAAACAGGATTTGAATAACTTGGTGTTGTATAATCACTTTGATTACTTTGATCTATACCAACATTTGCAGTTGTTGCAGTAAAATTATTTCCAGTACCTGACCCACTTTTTGCATAGTAATCTTTGTGTTTGTTTACACCTGTTGTAGCACTCACAATTTACTCCTTAAAATCCTTGACATATTGCAATGTAATCCCATTTTGAATCTGTAGCATTATAAATAAATCCATAATAAGAATGTTTACCTGCCAATGTAAGTGAAGGTAAGAATGTAAGATCTGTTGAAGCCCTGAAATCTGAAGTCCATGATAAACTCTGACTACTTGTTGTTTTTACTCTTATTGTAAGTTTTTGTGCTTCTCCTGGTGTACCTGAAGGACTCAAAAAATTCAATGTTCCTGATCCTGCAGTAATATTAAATTGATCATACAAATTTGTGTCAATTGAAACACCTCCAGGTGCTATCATTCCTGTAGAATAAGTTCTATTACCACCTATTAAACCAGTTGCACCCATTAAACCAGTGTTTCCTAATATTCCAGTTCTACCTTGTGCACCTGTCTGACCTATCAAACCAGTAACACCAGTAAGACCTGTAACACCAGTAAGACCTGTAACACCTTGAACTCCTGTTCTACCTTGAACACCTGTTGCACCTATCAAACCAGTAACACCAGTAAGACCAGTAAGACCTGTAACACCTTGAACTCCTGTGGCACCTTGAACTCCTGTTCTACCTTGAACACCTGTTTGACCTATCAAACCAGTAAGACCTGTAACACCTTGAACTCCTGTAGCACCTTGCATACCAGTAACACCTTGAACTCCTGTAGCACCTTGAGGACCTTGAATACCTGTTACACCACCAACTTCACCTTGTGGCCCTGTAATTCCTCTTTCACCAGTATTCCCTTGACTTCCCTGAGGCCCTGTAGAATATGATATACCTGTTAAACCTTGAAACCCAGTAATACCTGCAATACCTGTCTTTCCTTGCAACCCAGTTATTCCTTGATAACCAGTAATTGCTTGAGCACCAGTAATTCCCTGTAATCCTGCACTACCTGTTACACCCTTATGTCCAGTCAAACCTTGAATTCCTTGTGCACCAGTAACTGATTGTGCACCAGTAATACCTTGATTTCCTGCAATACCATTTTCACCAGTAATACCTTGAGGACCTATTAAACCGGTAGGTGCTTGAATTCCTGTTATGCCAATTTCACCTGTATTACCCTTAATTCCTTGCTGACCTGTAATTCCTTGCTGACCTGTCAATCCAACAAAACCTTGCTCACCATATAAACCTTGCACACCTGTTATTCCTTGATTACCAACAAGTCCATCTTCACCAGTCACACCTTGAACACCTACATTACCAGTAATACCCTTCTCACCAGTAACACCTTTTATTCCTGTTCCTCCTACAATTCCCATTCCAGTAATGCCCTGTTTACCAGTTATACCTTGCAAACCTTGACCACCTGTAGGTGCTATCTGACCTGTCAAACCTTGTCTTCCTTGAAGTCCATCTTCACCTGTCACACCCTGAGGTCCGATAATTCCAGTAATTCCACGTATACCTGTTATCCCTTGTGTTCCTGTTAACCCTACGAGTCCATTCGAGCCGGTGATACCTCTATGCCCAGTTAACCCCTGGACCCCTTGACTACCTGTTATCGCTTGTGCTCCAGTAATCCCACGTAATCCCGTAGGACCCTGTAAACCAGTGGTCCCATCTGTTCCTGTACAACCTTTTGCACCAGTGTTGCCAATTAAGCCTGTGATACCACTTGAACCAGTATTTCCAAGTGCCCCTGTATTGCCAACAAGTCCTTGAATTCCAGTCTGACCTGTTAAGCCAGTAGCACCAGTTAAAGAACCTGCAGAAATCTGGACCCAGAAATTAACTCCTGTAATTCGAGCATAAAGTGCATTGTCATTGACATTCCAAAGAAATTCAGGATGAGAAAGAGCGCCTGTAGGAAAACTATTTCTTTCAATCCAGTTTGCAAGTCCAGTGACACCTTGTAAGCCAGTAACACCTCTGACACCAGTAACTCCTTGACCACCTCTGATTATATTGTCTATGACAGATTTTTCGACTGTTTGTAATAGGTCTTTGATTTCAATGCTAACAGTTCGCCCGGGTGTATAGTTGTCATCACCTGTGAACTTGACCCATGATTGAAATTTCCAGACACCTATTTGATTGTTTTCTGTACCAGTGACGTCTTTATAGATTTGTGTTGGGTATCCTGATACTAATTGGGCATCCCAATAGGCAGATGTTTCGTCTGGTTTTTCATACAAGATTTTGATTGAAGAAACAGAAGAAAGATCGACATCTGTTTCAAGAACTAACTGATAGGGCTGATTAATGAAGAACGATTGTGTAGTGGCCATTCTTTACTCCAAAGTTGGTTTTACTTCTAAAAGTATCGTCCACGTACTGATTGTTTCTTGATCAGGAAAATCTAATAAAGATTGAAAAGTCCAAACACCTATTTGATCTATTTCAGAACCTAAAAAACTACAGGAAAGAATAGAACCACTATAACTAGCGTTCTTAATAAAGGCAATAGAATCGGGCTTTTTGTACTTTATCTGCTTAATTGTTGCTAGACTTAAAGTTAGATATGTTTCAATATTTACAGTATAGGACTGATTTATGAATGCAGTTTCATGTATTACTGTACTCAAGCTTCTGTCTAATGTTGAGTCAAGAGTCAAAGAATTGTAAATCTTTGACCCAAGGTTTGCAACCCTTTGAATAAAGCTACCTAAATAAATTGGTTTTTTTTCTGAGTTCATATTATGGGTTCTCGAGTGCATCTATTCTTGATAAAATATCATCTAATGCTTCTTTGACTGTTGTTGCTGTTGTCAAAACATTTGAATAAGGTGTGCTTAAGTCTGTAAGACCATCAAGTGCAACTCTTACATCTGCAACAAGTGGAGTTAAAGCATTATCATATTCAACTTGATTGGCATCAATAATGATTTCATCACCACCAGAACTATTGTCCATCTGTGTGTAATAAATCATTGTGCCATCAGAATACTTATGAGCAATTTCAAGTGTGTCAGAACAATAACCTGTTTGTTGATTTCTTAATGTTGATGGCATGTCTGCTTTTAATGCTTCAATTCTTATGACATCCTTATTTTCTGTAGCCATAAATTATCCTTCAGTTATTGTGTCTGTTGAACTACCTGTTTCAGTAATAGTATCTGCTTGCGAACCATTTTCAGTAATTGTGTCATCACCAACACTTCCTATATCTGTGGGTTCTAACATTGTTGTGATTACAAGTTGATCCTTCTTTGTGTCTAATTCTATTTTTGAAATGTAACCTTTTCTGTCTATTGAATTAGTATAAATTGGGTCATTGAAATTCACAACATCACATAATTCTAAAGAAATATTCCAAAGTGACAAATTATATGTGACTAAATCTTTTTGTCTTGATGTCCATTCTACTAAGTTCTTTAATAAAAGATATGCAGACGATTTTGTCCCTTTATAAATATTGTATGCAGCATCGTCTGTAAAAACACAGACATCTATATACCATGGCAATTCTGTTTCTTTGTTTGCAGAAACAACATTTGCCCTTAAATAACTTTGGTGACATAAGTCCCATATTATTTTTGCATCTAGATAAGAATCAAGTCCACCGACATAATCTGTCCAGTTTGAACTTTCTAATGGGAATGCATCTTCTTCTATTTTATTGACAAACATTGTTCTGTCATATTCTGAACTACTAGGGTTAAAATTATATTTCAAGTTAAAAGTATTTAAGACGTCTTGAATGTTTGTCTTTGACCAATTTTTTACTGAACCCCTTATTACATTTATTTGATCATGTGTTGGTGGATATTCTGTTGTAAGATCACGCCATGCAACAAGTTTTCTTGTGCCAGTTCTTGATGGAAATAATGCAACAAATGAATGTTTGCATAATTCTTGCAGATATTCGAAACTTGTTTTTCTGTCTAAAACTTGTCTACCCACATGCCATAAATTTCTAGTTGTTGCAATATTGCCATAATTTATTTCAGCATCAGTCAGACCGTCATAATCTTCGAGAATGTGTCTGAATGTATTATAGACATTATTTGTTTCTTCTGTATGTGTAAGTTCACCTTTAATTCTTGAGAATACATCACCTTTGACTGTGTCAACTTTTCTTGTGCCAATAAATCCTATTTCTTTTACAGCAAATGTTGCAGGGATATATACCCCTCCTGCAAGACCTGTATATGAAATCCAGATTTTTATATATACTTCTGAAAACATACCTGACTTCAGACCTGAAACTAAATCATCAGTTAAAGCAAGTTGGTCATAAACAATTGTGTCACCACCAATATCCACAGTCAAACCAAAAGCTGAATCTGGGTCATTATTCGTTTCATAAGTAAAATTTGAACTTCTGTAATATTCATTTGATAAAAAATTCAAATTTGTCAGGCTACTAAAATCAGATGTCTTATAAATTTGTTCTGTTTGTTCAAAGGCAGCGTTGTATTTGCCATAACAATCTTTTACTTGAATCTTGCACCAAGTAGTAAAAGGTCTATGACATTTTATTTGAAGATCCATACCCACATAAATATTGTCATAGTCTTTAATGTCTGCTGTTTCAAATATCTTTTTTGTAACGAATATACTACCAAAAGTCACAGCCCAGTTTTTATCTAAATTTATTGACTGAGAAAATTGAAATTCCCTTGTCATATCTGTCATATAACCAATTTCAGTTGGAGTTGCAGAAACTGATACTGCACCTGCAGAACCCCAAGTATAAAAAATATAGACTTGATCACCCCTTGCAGTATCTATAGTAATTGGTATCTTTGTTGCAACAACAACTTGACCGTCATCATTGACTGCATTAGTCAAAAGTGCTAATTCACCTGTTACAGGATTAATAGAAATTAGATCTTTTATGTCATCAAATTTAAGTGTGTCTTTATTCCAAGACCATAATTGAATTTGATTGTCTTTTTTATAGTAAGTAAAACTTGAATCCGTTGATGCCTGTGTAATTACTTTAAGTTCGAATGTCTTAAACCACCATGTATCAGCATTTGAACCAGTACCTTCACCTGCAAGATCATATTTGTATGTTGATTGAAAAGTTGCTGTTGTTGTAAGACTTAATGCATCTTCTAATGTCAATAGCGTGTAATAATACCAATGACCATCTGCTTTTATAGTAGGACCACTTGACTTGATCTTAATTATCCTGTCTGTTTCAGCACTTGTTCCAGATATTGCAACTAAATAATGACCTTTAAGATCATTTGATCCAAATATCTTTCCCTGTGTTATTAAGTAAAGATAATTACCTGCAGAAGTAGATGAATATTCACTTGCTGCCGCAACATAACTGTCTATTCCACCATTAATACTAAGAATATCAAAATTCTCAGAAATATCTTCAATTTTCATCAATTTTGCATAAGGTATGTCACCAAATGCAACAGGTACAGCTTTTGATTGATCAACACCTGAAGTAGTACTTGTTATGACATTAGGCGGGAAATTCTTGTGTATTTTTCTGAATTCATCTGTGCAAACAAATTGATAATTGAGTTCATCCATCGGATTGTTAGATATAGCACCTTGCCAGACATTATAGAATATCCCATTCAATACAACATAAAACTTTATTTTTTTATTGGTAAGAAAAATATTGTTAGTCTTAACAAAATTCCAGAATTTGTCTGTGTTTTTTATTACAAAATTAAAACCAGAAAGAACACCATAGTCACCGGATACTGTCAAATCAACTTGTCTGACTGGATTTGAAAGACCATCTTTTATTATGAACCCTTCATACCAGTGATATAAGTTATTAGTAAAATTTTCCCATGTGGGATAAGGTGGCACACCTAAATACCCAGGTGCACCAGTAATAAATCTGAATGCACCATCAATACATGCAAATGTTGCATCTGTAACTGGATAACCTGTTTCTATTTCTATTGCATATTCTACAGACATTATACAACCTCAGCAAACTTAAGTTTCATACGCCAGTGATCATTCCATGCCTGTCCTAAATCGGACCATTCTATTAGTTTTGCTGTCAAAGGATATGTGCCTCTATTTGGACCAAAGGGATAAGTAACTCCAGAAATACCAGCAATAGTATAGTTTGATCCTCTGTTAGTCTTTATGTAATTTCTTAAAAGTATCATTTCTGCATCAGTAAAAAAGAATGTACCTTCAAAAATTCCTGAATTTGATTTGTCATCAGCATAACTCATTTCACCAGTATAAGTATCAAATTTATTTACTGCAACTTTTGCAGTACCAGTATATCCGATATCAAGATGTAAAAGGGAAGGGAAACTGGAAGACCCGACAAATGAGGGAGACAAGTGCCTCATAGTAAGATCCACCCTGAATCCCTTCCATGTTTTTTGCAACCTGTCTGAAATTTTTAATATTGTTGCTGAAATCGAATAAACAGAATAGTTTATGTTTGCACCAAAAATATGTTCACCAGAATTGAATTCAGACAAACAAATAACATGATCATCAATTAGTCTATTACCTTCTAATTGCAGCAAAAAGTTATTGATTTCAGATTCTTTACCATAAGCAGATAATGCAGCATTATAAATGTCACAAGAAACACCTCTGTCTGTTGAATAATAGTTGCCATTGGATGTCTGGACCCAATTTAATGCTAATTCAGTCTCAGGTTTGAACCCAGGTTGAATGTTTAGATCAAAACCCGTTATACCATTGCCCTCGATATGCATTTTTACCTACTTACGAGTCCTAGAATTAAAGGTAAGCCCATACCCCATGGTTTCCTATATCTGCCCCGTATATTGTAACTCTCGATACATAGATTTGAATTCTAGTAACTGTTCTTGACGTTTTGTGTTTATTAATTCTGCTGCAGCAGCATCAACATTGCCATAGACAATGATTGACATATCAATATTTGCTGCTTGTTGAGGTCCATTGACATTTTGCGAAGAAAGTGGTGTTATTTGAACTCGTTCTCGACCACCTGGGTTATCACCAACAGTAATTGTCTGGCGACCATTAGTGACAAAATCACCACCAAGAGCAAATTTCTGTGAATTTATGACTGCAATTTCAGAAGCAGTAAGACCTACTTGAATTGCATTCATTATACCACCTATTACAAGTCCATAATCAGCAAAGTTTTTCATTACTGCTAATGCACCAGAAATCAATGCTTGTCCTATTGCCCAATCTTTCTGTTGATTTTGTAACTCTTTTGTTTCTTCTTCAGCTTTATCTTTAATTTCTTTTTCTTTCTTTGCCCTTTGTTTTGAAGACAAATGCTGTTCATCTAATGCTTTAATTTCGGCATCACGTCTTTTATTAATATTGTTTATGTCTGCTTGTAAGAAATTAGAAAAGATATTTGTAACTCCTGTTGCCATCATACCATATTTTTGTGCTTCTTGATTTATTGCATCTAATGTTATTTGTAGTCTTTCATCAGTATATTTTTTGTGAATTTTAGAAATTAAATCTTGATTATATTCGTATAATTCAGGTTTTCTGTCAATAATATCATAAAAATCAGAAAGTTCTTTTGATTCTGCTTCTTTTGACATTATTAACTGTTTATTGTAACCTTCTTCTATTGTACTAAGTCTTATTTCATGCAATTTAGAAAAATCATCAACATTTTGTTGTTCTTCCCTTTGTCTTTTTTCATTATAATTAAGCCTAAGTTTATAAACAGAACTTAACATGTACTTTTCTTTATCAATTATTTCTTGAAAGTTTTTCTCAATTCTATCTTTTTCAGCTTTGTCTAAAACTTCTTTTTCTTTAAGAAGTCTTTCTTTTTCTTTTAGTATTAAATTTTCATATGTTTTTCTAATTATGTCTTTTTGTTCTTCTGTTCTTCCAACAACAATCAGTTCTTGAACCATTTGTGTTGCTAGAATATTAAGTTTTCCATCTTTTTCTGTTTCCCAATATTTCATTTTAAGTTTTAATGTTTCATCAAGAATACTTTTTTGTAATGCATTTTCAACATCTTTTGCATTTTGTATTTTTGCATCTTCTTGTAATTTATCATATGCATCAACAGCAGCCTGCATTTCTGCAATAGCTTTAAGTCTTATTTCTTTTTCTTTTTGTGAAGCACCTTTTAATATTTCAGCATTCTGATTATATTGATAAATCAATGATTCCCTCATTTGATTTATCATTTCATCTTTGGGTTGTGGTTGGAATATTTTCCCAAAATCTTCTTTTAATTGATCCCACCATACACTCCATCTATCAATCTCATCCTTTGCACCTGCTACTGCAATTGCTTGATCTTTAAATTTTAATGTAAGCCCATTTGTAATAGATGCAGCTCTTTCAGAACTGCCTGCAACACCATCTATCTTTATTTTAAGTTTTGCCATTTCAGCACCATCATCAGCAAGTGCACGTCCAACCATTTCTGCTGCTGATGTAAGATCCATATCTTTTGCTGTTGCTAAATACATTACTGCTTCTGTTAAACTTTTTAATGCACTTTCTTCTTTTGTATAGTTTGAAAGTCTTACTTGCACTTTTTTAACTTCATCATCATCAATTATAAGGAGTTTACCTAATGCTGTGGCTTGTTCATTTAGTTTAGAAGAAACAAAACCTAAAGAACTTGAAAGTTGTGCATTTACTTTTATATTTTCTTGTGCTTCTTTTCTTGCATCCATAAAAAAACTTACTACTTTTTTCACACCCTCAAACCCTAACCAAGCAATAACTGCACCTTTAATTGCATTAGTAAATGTACCACCAATTTCTTGACTTAAATTTGAAAATAATCCTTTATTTTGTTCTAATTGTGCACCTTGTTTCTTCATTGTTTCAGATGCATTTGCAACTGTAGAAGAACTTGTAGTTACTGCATTAGCAAAATCCCCTGAGACTACTTTAGACAAGTCTGTAAATGCTGCTTTAGACTTTTGTAGCGCATCATCCTGAAGTTTGATTTGCGCCTTAAGTCCCTCAACCATCTGCTTAAACTTGGGACTTATATCATCTTCATATGTTCCTACTACTTTTATTTCTTGTGTTGTTGGCATATGTGTCCCTAAAAACTTTTAGATCATCTTTTTGTGGCTTTTTAAGTTTCTCCGAATAGTAAAGATTATACTTTTGATTATAGTACCTAACACCCTCAACAAACTTATTAGAAAGTTCTTCGATTTTGGGTGCACATCCTGGTATTTCTTTGTAGATATTGTAAGTGTCATAGAAATCTACAATGTCATATGTGATAAATTTCTTTGGGCATGAAAAGAATTGGTCTTCTTCATCCTCCCAAACTGCTATTTGTGATGGGTTCTCACAACCAAGAATTTCTTTTTGGTCATCCGAGCATGTAGAACAATCAAGTTCTATCATGCCTGAATGAATAGCAGCTAAGGCTTTAAACCCAATTTATCAATGTCAAGTATACCAGAAATCTGTGACAATTTAAAAAGAATATCACCTGTAACAGAAGCAGGTAATGATTCGAACAATTCTTTATTACAACCACCATTTACTGGATCTGCTGAAAAAAGTATCTCACTACCAGTACCTACATCAAATACATTTTTCCAGTTTACTACTTTCTTTCTTATAAGTTCTGTTACTGCTTCTTCCTTGGTATTCTTCATGTCAAGAAAGATTTTCTTTGCCTGTGTTGCTTCTGTTTTGTTAAATGCTTTGATTTCAAAAGTTGGTCTGAACTCTTCTTCAATTTCTTTAAACTTAGAAGGGGTATACCAAAGTGTTGCATTAACTGAAAAAGGGAGATTACCCAACATTTTCTCCCTTAATTCATCAGTCAGTTTACGTTCTTCCATACTTGTCTCCTTTTATGGATTGTGTGTTTGTTTTGTTCATTAAACCATCAAGTATCCTTAATGGGACTACCCTTGTTAGAGTAGTCCCTCAGCCAGGTTTATGATTTTGTACCAATGAGAATTTCATGAGTGCATTCATCATCGAGATCACTGTCAGAAGAACCATTTCTGCACAGTTTATAGTTTTGATCCCAAGACACAAGACCTTCACGATTTGCAACAGTAGCAGAAAGTAACTGTGCCACAGGTGCTTTGATTATGATATTAGTCATAGTCATAGTAATAGCATCAGTTGTTTCATTCATTATTCTACCATATGGGTTATCAACAGAAAATGATTGTACTAACGGATTACATGAGAATCTTGGTGTTCTTTTAGAAATCCCATAAGTTGTATAACCTGTTGCTTCAGACTGATCAATAACAGGAGTGACTGCATTACCTGCTGTCAATTTAAACGAAGAAATCTTGAACGACGTTGCACCAAAAGTAAGTGTAGTATTCAAGAGTTTATCGGGTAATTCAGTATCAGGAGAAGTAAGCACATTGAGTGCTGCAAGGTCTTGTGCAGAAATATTTTCTATTGATGTAAGTTTTCCTGTGAAAGTGAATTTTGCTGTAATGGGTTTACCAATACCGTCACAACCGAATTCAACTGTACCTACACAACCTGCAAACTTATAAGCAAGTCCTACTGGGTTTGCACAACGAGCAACATCAACAACCCACATTGTAAGTGATTTGCAGTCTTGTGTTTTCTTTGGCCACAGACCAACACCAGTTGTAGTATATGTCTGTGTTTCATAACCGCAGGCATTAAACCACTTGAACCAGTTCGGTACAGTCGTTACTGCACCACCCCAAGCAAGTTTTTCTGTGAAACTAATGGTGCCTGACTGTGCACCAATGATCGAAGTAGTTTCACCATGATCACCAGTTGCAAATTTTGCACCTTCGTCATCTACATCTAAAATAGGTGTGACTTCTGGTGCATAACAACGACAATTGAAATCTTCTGCAGCAAGTGTTTCGGCTGTTCCTGCAGTTATTTCAAGCTTACCTACTACAAAACGAAGATCTAACAAAAGATTAGCCATGAAACCCTCCCTTATGCAAATTGTGTCGGCTGTTGCCTATCTTGTGAATATGTTACTTGCCATGTTGACTCGAGATGACCAGGGATAAAAATGTCTCCGTTTTTCTTATAAACTCTTCTTGAACTTATGTACTGAATAGTATCACAGACACAAACACCATCAACTGTAAGTGAATAATTTGTACCAAAGAGTTTCTTGAGATCATCTAATGTTTTATTCCAGATTTTGTTGATCTCAAAAGTTGGTATTTCTTTTTCTGCTAGTAAAGTACCTACTACTGTTATCAAGAATGTATCTACACAAGTGTAACACCCTGCATGTGCCCCAGTATCTATGATTGCAACTTCGTCAGGATTTAAAGTCACAAGTGCTGTAGGATATTGAACCTTTGCCATGTCTGGGATATTAGCATACAACCAGTCATAGTTATAACCGTCAGAAACACGAATAGCTTTTATGAGTGTTTCTATGTTTGTTTCTATTCTGGTAAGTATTGGTTCAGCCATTTTTGAAGAAACTCCCGACAACAGTTGCAAGTGTTGCTATTGCTAAAACATAGAACCCTGTCATCTTGACATTAAGTGATGCTAGGGCTTCTTGTATGAACTTGTGACGTTCATCACATAACTTGCTATTAAATTTTGATTCTTCTTCTGTTGTCATTATTTTATCCCCTATGTCTATTAAGAAACGTGCTCATGATGGTATTGGTCAGCTATATGTCCACTTTTTATTGAACACCACAAAATCGTTGCAATTCTGTTTTTGAAGATTTCTCTTATGTTCACGTTGCTAGAAGCATTTATATCAAAGACAAGGTTAAAGACTTCTAGATTGTGCATTACTTTCCCCCTCAATTTTTCAGATGCTGCTCTAACAAATCGTAAACAGTATCCACTATCTCACGATAACCTTGAGTTTCAGCACCTTCAGTTTCGTTTATAGGACAACCTAACTTTTGATATACTTCAAATCTTTTAAGCGGCAATTTATTGCATTCAGCACGAACTTCTTGTTCTGTTTCATTAGCGACTTGTTTGAGTGCAACCATAAGTGATCTACTATTAGGCATACCAACTTGTTCCATAAGTTGTTTACATCTTTCATCTGTCATAGCTAAACCCTTCTTCTTTTTCTAATTGTTTTAAATAAGCTTTTTACTCATTTTTGTACCTCACTTTGAATTTTTTTATTGATTTTTATACAATTCACAAAATTATTTTCCATCCCAATCAAATTTTTCTTTGCCGATGTGTAAACTCACCCTCGAAAAATAATACCTGTTTGAATAGAACGGTCACGTAAACTATTTATAGAATTTGTTATCATCTCAAAAGTTATCAGATCTTTAAGTTGTGCTAATTCTTTTCTGTACATATTATACTTGATCACATATTTTTCAAGTTCTGGTATGTCAACATTGTTTGTGCCGCATTTGTCTTGACATAAACGCATAATCACAAAACAGATTGCATACCTTTTCATCTTATAATGTAATGGGCTTGCAATATCTGTTGATGTCCTGACACCTTTTTCTTCTGCTAAATCTTCTATTTCTTTGTATGATTCTGTAAGATAAGCAGAAAGATCAAAACCAGAAACGATATTGTCAGTTATATCATCTGATGAAATATATGTGTTGCTCATGTTAGATTTAGCTTTCTAAAGACATTGTTTATTGTCTGTTCTACTGCTTTGACAATACCTTCGACATGTCTATTAAATGCATTGTATAAAAAGCGATCTGGTGCCCAAGTACCATGACCTTCATGTGTAAAGACACCATAACTTGCTATACCAGTATCAAGAAAATCTTCAACAACCATCATTGTCGGATTTCTTTGTGATATTGAATGCTCTGTCATACCAGTTCTTGTAGTAAATCTATGAGTATGTTGTGCATCTATAATCACGTCTTGCATTTCTTTCTTAAGAGTAGTATTTATTGACTTGTTTAACTCATCAGGTGCTTTTGCTAAAGCAGCCAATAGTTGTGTTGCATCACAAGTAATAGTTATGCTCATTCTTGTATCTTTCTACGTCTTTTCGGTGTTTCTTCTTCTTTAGGTTCTTCTAAAGGTATTTCTTTTACAAGTTGTCCAATGCATACTGCTTGTGCAAGTGGGACATCAACACCAACTTTATAACCTTCACCATTACCGATATTTACGAATTTAACTTTTTCAGAACCTATGATCATTTTTGTGGGAGCAGGTGACTTAAAGTAACCATGGGTCTGCCAGAAAGAAAAGTCTGCGTCATTAATCTGTGCGTGTTCACCCTTGATATTTTCGATATACATTCGAGCCATACCTTGTCTCCTTGTCTCAGAATGATTCTAGTTATGCGAGTCATACTTTGTGATAGGTGGCCTATGTTATCATAGGTAAAGTTCTAGGGAGGCTTTTAGACCTCCCTAGATTAACTTTTACTTAAGCAACTTCGCCGGTTATACCCTGCATACCAGTTATGCCCTGAGTACCAGTAATACCGACTGTACCAGTGAGACCCTGTACACCGTCTGCACCAGTAATGCCGATAGTTCCAGTAATACCAGCAGTTCCAGTAATACCGACCGTACCAGTAATACCGACTGTACCAGTGAGACCCTGTACACCGTTCTGACCAGTAATACCGATAGTTCCAGTAATACCAGCAGTTCCAGTAATACCGACCGTACCAGTGATACCCTGAGTCCCTGTAATACCGACAGAACCAGTAAGTCCGACTGTTCCTGTGATACCTCTTGTACCAGTAATACCGATCGTACCAGTATTTCCAACTGAACCTGTGATACCCTGTACACCCTGAACTCCAGTGGATCCAGAAATGTCATAAGCAGTCCATGTACCATTGACTTTCTTTTGAGAAGTCAAAACACCAGCATTATTAAAAATTCTCATGCTGTTGTTGACATCAGGATCACCTAAGAAAAGATAACCTGAGAGGATTATATCATTGAGTTCTTCATCGGAGGGATCTGGTGAAAAATCACCACTGGATCCTACATCGACCCAGCCAGCAGTAGTCCATGTGCTTAAATCACTGAAATCGATGTATGCATATACACCGTCTTTCCTTACATATGTGTTTGCCATTGTGCCTTCTTTGTTAGATTGTGTGTTTTATTAAGTCTGGTGAGCCGGAGGACCCACCAGACACCCCATCATCACCATTCACACACTTATCCGCAAAGAATGCAACCGTATTTCGGCTGTACGACACGGGCACCAATATAAAAGTCCCATGTCCATATATTCTTGAGGTATGACTGATCAAAGTTACTTGAAACTCGGATCGAAATACCTTTTGAACTTGCAACACTGACACCGGCACCTACTGCAGGAGGAGTAACCATTGCCAATGCAAACGCAACAGGATTGAAAACAACATTGTGTTTGAATGCAGTTTCAAAGGTCACAGCAGCAGTAGAAGGAGAAGTTGCAAGAACTGGATAAATGCTAAGTGCTGCAACTGCATTACTTGCAATTGTCGCATTTTCCATAACGGTATAAATTGTTGCATCACCAGCAACAACAAACCGTGTACCTGCATAAATAGTACCAGTTGAGGAAGAAAGTGAAGCAAGTGAACAAGTTGCCGCAGCAGCAGTACCAGAAGCAGTTACCGAACCAGTGATATCACCACGTGTATAAGTCCCACTATATGGTGAACGGAAGAAATCCATACCTGCCATTTTTCCAAGACTGTTACTTACAAGTGCTGAAGGTCTGTTCGGACCATAATCAGAACTCGTAAATACTGTTGCCTGTAACAATGAGGCATGCGCTGTTGAACTAATTATGCTTACAAGTTGGTTTTCGTTTGCTTTGTTGTCAAATATTTTCTTTTCAGCGGCAACAATGTGAGCAAGTGTAGAAGGTTGATTACCTGCTGTACCTGCAAGGTTCTGAGCAAAACCACCGCAAAGCTTTTCAAGAAAATATGTTTCTGCTTTGAGAACAAGGGCATCAATGACAGGATACTGCACCAAAGCATTGAAATCATCAAGACTATAAGTTAATTCCTCAGAAGTAACTTCTTTCTTGATATAAATATGTTTTTCAACGACAACAGGTACTCTGGATTCAGTGATGTCATCAACGTTAGTAGTACCACCAACAGCAAGTTCAGAAGCAGTAGCAATCGGGGGAACTTTTACATAAACAGTCGAACCAACTTTACCGTTAAACTTTGTTTCAACACTTCTATTCCCCATCAGACCTACTAACAAATTGTCCTGGAGAATAAGACCGGCATCCCTACTTACATCTGTAGAAGTAAGAAATGTATTTGACATACACACTCCCTTTTGGTTAATGTAGATTTATATTAGTTCTACTTTTCCTCCAGGGAATTTCGAAACTGTTGTTTAAAAAATAACTTTGTTCAAATTACGTAAAGTCTTGATTCTTTCTGCATCAGCATTCTTATCTTGTGCTGTTATTGTTGTCTGATGTGAGTCTGCTCCAGGTTGCTGGTTGTTCTTTTTGATATCAGGTCTTGATTCTAAGAATTTCTTGATACCTGCTTCAAGATCTAACTTTGTGTCACCTTCTATAAAAAGAACGTTTTCATTCTCATCTATACCAACCTTACCTGCTGAAATCAAACTTTCAATGATCAAGTCTGCACCGTAAATCTCATTGCCTAATTTGCTTGTCAAAACTTCTTTTATCTTACTTTTCTGTGCTTTGTCCTTAAGTAACTGTGCTGCCTTGCGTTCATCAGCCAATTCTTTCTGTGTCTTTTCAAAATTAGTCTTGAGATTGTTGAAGTCATTTGTGAGTGAATCCAAAGTTGTCTTGACTTCTTTACCTTTTGCTGCTGTTTCTTTAGACGTTTTCAGTGTTGTTAAAAAAGTTTCAAGTTCAGTTTCTTCCGGGTTAAATCCAAGTGATTCCAGACCAATCTTGTATTTCCTGAGATTCTGATTTTCCTTGTTGCCTTTTTGACTTTCAAGCACACCTTTTTGCTTTTCGGCCTCAACTGTACTTACGACTGCTTCAAGATATTCTTTTCCTTCTGGCGTCTTTTCTAAAAAACTTTTTACCTCATCAAATGACTTAGGCATCATGACCTCCTGGGTCTGTTAAAGTGAGTTCCTGACTCTACATTACGTACTTAATAAAAGGTATAGAACTTGTTGTGAATGACGTTCAACCAGAAATTAAGAATAAATTCTGGTAATGTCGAGTGTATAGAATTATAGTATGGAATGAAACTCAACACAAGTGTGCTATCATTTATCATTCAGCTTTAAGAAAAGGAATACTTACACCACCAAAATTATGCTCAAAGTGTGGAATGCCTAATAAACCTAACAAACTTAAATATAGTTCTTGAAAGAAAGCCTGTTAAAAGAATTTAAACCTGTCTGAAAACAGGTGAAATTCCACATAAACAATTTATGTGCACGGGCACATCTGGTCCTTCCCCTAATGCAAATACTTGACCTATATAATTATCACATTCGTCACTTGTACTATGTGCTGAACTTAAAGTTAATTCCCATCCTATAACATCAGGGTCTGATTCAAGTCTTTCAAATGTGCCTGTTGCCCATGCTTTGGTTGCTTCATTACGTGCTATGCGCTCACTATTGTACCGAGCTTTGCTGTTGATTGCACGTTCTATACCTTTTTCAAGTCCCTCTTGACTTAACTTTTCTACTTGATTGACTACATTTGCATATGCTTTCTTTAATCTACTTGAAGCAACAGTACCAGTTTCACCTTTAAGCGATTCTATCTGTAGTTTTGCTTTATAAAGTGATTTTCTAAAAGGTTGTATTGCTCCTGAATCACCATTCATTACACGTTTTGCACTTGATTCTAATTTTCTGATGTACTGTGGTAAATCACCTTTTGTCAAATCTAGTCTAACAAGTTCTTTGGTTATCTTTGATATTGCATTGTTTTCATTAAGTTGGCGCCTTATTGTGTCCTTGATAACTGGTAGCAACTTTACCTTATTGATCCTGCTTGATAATGTAAGTTTAGAGCCAGGCCAAGTTGACCCTAGTAATGATTGCTTTATGGCGGAGACAGGTGTTTTGACTTCACCTTGGATACCTTTAAGATAGCCTGCCGTGACCGTTTCTAACACAAACGCTTTAAACTTAGATTGGATGTTTAGTTCTTTAAATGTGGCATCAACAGCTTTTATGTAATTCTGTCCTGCATCAAGTTTAACTTTAAGATGGGACATGAACTGTTTTGAGATCAAGTCCCACTGTTTACTGAATTCTGTAATCTTGGGTGGTCTTGGCATTAATCCCTAACTTTTTGTAAAATCTAATTGTTCAATAGTACGTGTATCTGCCTTGTTTACTTCTTGTATTAAAATTCTAAAATGTCTAAACCCATAGTCTGATTTGAATTTTTTTACAATTTCTTTAAATTCATTTTCTAAGTATTTACTTATTTTATTAATTTTGACGTCTTTTATGTCATTCATTCTTGTCTCCTTTTCACTTTTTATGCCATCCATGTTTAACCGCCTGTGCCACTCTTTCAAAATTGTTTCGTGCTCTTTCTGAACGAAACTTTCTGATTTCTCCATTGGTCATTTTCAAGCGTTTCTTTCCTATCTTCATTGTGCCACTCCTGTTATGCCACCTATTTCTGTCACAGTTTCATCTGTTTCTGTTGCACCAGACAACTGTTCGTCTTCTGTTGCAAGTTTAATTTCGTCTATAACTTCTTTCATAGTTTCTTCATCTTCATCTGAGAACAACAGTTTCACAACTTTCTGTTTCAGCAAACCTTTAGAAAGTGGCGGCAAATCCATGAGCATTGCTTTATCCAGATTAGCTAATTGATTTGTGACATCTTGAGGTTGGAAGTCATCTTTGTATTCTACTTCAAGTTCTAATGGCTGTTTTGTATAAAGACAGAACATAGAACCTGATGCTTCTTCAAAATCCTCAGCCAGACTTGATGTCTTTTCAAGTACTGCTTCTTCTGCAAAGAAATACCACTGTAAAGCAATACCAGAAGTTCCCTGTTGAACACCTGATACACCGTTCTGTTGTGCAATTCTAAACAAGTCCTCACGTAGTTTCTCACCTGAATCTGAAAGACCTTTAAGAATTGCAGCATCTGGACTTGCAAACCCAGGTGGGATTGTCGAACCTATAGGCAGATACAGAACATTCTTATTACCAAGAGTAATATTGCCTGTCTGGTCTGACTGTAAATAAAAGACAGAAAAGCCTTGTGCTCTTTCTTGATCCCTTATTTCACTGTCTTTGTTGAAAATAGTGAAGTTAATTTTTGCAAGATCGTAAAGTGGTGGGTCTACTAAGATTTGTTCATTAGATTTACGTTTTGCACAATAGACAGAAATTACTGGTACTGTTCCAAGATTGTGTACTTTTGGTTGTTCTACAGCATCACCATTATCATTGACTAAAGTCGAGTCAACCTTTGTCCATTTGCGATATAGTTGATTACCTTTGTCGTCTTTCTTGTCTGTGAATGTAATTGATTCTAACTTGCCGAACTTGTCGACAATAAAACCATTCTCAGATTTTATTTGTTGACTTGTCTTGATGTACATATAAGGGTAGATTCTATTGTCTTTTGCTTCTTTTTCTGTTGCTGGTTGTACTTCAAAGTTATCCATGACAACAAAACACACACCGTGTAATCTAGCATATTCCAAGACTTCCTGTGTAAAAGGTTGCATTGGCATGCCAGTATTTGTGACGTCTTCTATAAACTCATTCAACAGTGAGTCTTCAACTATAGTACCATTTGTGTCCTGAATAACACGTAGTGCTTCTTCATTGAATACTGGTTCAATCATTGCTTTCAAAATAGGTTTCATGAAGTTTCTGTAATAACATTGTTTGCGTCTTGAATCATAGTTCATCTCCCTGTCATGTGCAACAAGATATGAACCGTCACGATAACCACCAGTACCATTTAATGAGTTGTCCATAAAGTCATAGACATTTTCATTTGATATTAGTTTCTGGTTTAATGTTTGAGCAACATTTGGGTCAACATATACTTCTGTCAATAATTTGTCTGCAGCATCCATTGTCATGTTGTTCTCCTTTTATGAAAAGAATTTGTTTCTGTCTGCTATTACAACTTTAACTAATAGTTTTCCGAGTATGGCATAACGCCTGCTGTCCATGCAATGATCGAAGCCTTCTTGAGGCTTGTTTGTGATCTTACCACTTGAGTCCTGAATGTACTTATAGTTTCTTTGTTCTTTGATTGCATTTAGACTTCTTTTTGTCCAGACTAATTTGTATTGATTTACTCGTTGAATACCATTTTCTACTGAGTCTGGTCCTTTTGGTGCACCTTTGATATTATAACCATATAGTTTGATTTCTTGTATAGATTTTGGTTCTGCTGCATCTGCAAATATCTCATCAAAGTTTTTCTTTACACCAAAACTTGGGAGTCTGTTTGCTATTTCATTATTTGTGAGTCCTGTTTCATAGATTAATTCATCTGAATAGATTGTGTCTCGTGTTATCAAGCATTTTACTAATGCTGTCGGATCTGAACTATAACCAAAGTCAAGACCGTATACCAGAATGCCGGGTTCATTAGGGAATTCATCTACTTGTCCATCCAGTGCATGTATGAGTCCTTCTATGTTCCCGACTAAACCGAGTCCATAGATTCTAAACCAGTTTACATCATGTCTTCTTGATTCTATTTTGTCGAAGATGTTCTGTAATGATTGTGCATCTTCTGGTTCTAATTGTGATAGTAAAACTTTGCTGTCTTGATATGTACTGTGTATGTACTCAACATCTTTTTCTGTTCTGATTAAGTCATGTGCCCAGAATTCTTGTACAGGGTTAAAGTCAAGAAATGTGCATTTAGATGTTCTAATGAATAATTCAAGAAATGAGTCCTTGGTGATGTTATTGCACTCATTGATATACAGGATATGTCTTCTACCACCTCTTAATCGAGCAGAAGCATCAGCACTAAAGAATTCAATGATTGTCCCGTTACCAAAATCATAAGTAAAGTTTGATGCGTTCCAGCAGTCATCATCAAAGTCTTCACCCATGATTTTCTTGTAATCACGAATACAACCGCGCTTCAAGTGTGGTATAGACTCAGAAACTATAGAAATAAGCAAGTCTGGTGTATGCATTGCAATGATGATAAGCAATTGCAAGATAGACCAAGTTTTAGAACTTGTTGTCCCGCCTTCATTGATTATTAACCGCTTGTAATCATTGAAAGCTTTGAGATTCTTTGAGAATACGCCTGTAGTATGCATTTGCATAATGTACTATTCACTCGAGTTTAAGAATGTCAAAGAGCTTAACCTGTGATCTTTTTTAGTTCATTGCTTGTTGCTTTATCAACTACGAATACATTTGTTTGGGTATTTTCTACTTTTCCTGAATGTTTTACACTCATTTTGTCTATAAATGCTGCTTTTGTTCTACCAAGTAATTCTAAACCTTTTAGTTTCCCCCAAGTTTTAGTTGTAGTTTTTTCTACTTCTTCTTGTATTTTTTCTATTATTTTCTGCTTAGACCATAACTTCTCGTCTGCTAATTTAGACATTA